CCAATGGTAAGATTTATCCAGATTACCTTGTTATTGAGCGCTTGGCTGAACTCTCAAAAACCATGCCACTCTTTACAGTCAAGTGTTTAGCTCAAATCTTTGAAAGTGATAAGGATAAATGGCGAATTCATAGTTTTGTTGATAATATGCGAATTATCATTGGCACCGCACTTAAAAGTACGGACGATGTGGCATATAAAGCTGCAGCGGAATTTGTTGGCAGGCTACTTGCCAGTGGCTACCTAGACTTTAGAGATTTAATCACCGAGACTGATGAATAATAGTTGTCAAATATTAAGAGATGATGAATGACTGATTTCCAGACAAAGTGCCTTTTTAACTTAGATGTAAGTAGTAAAATTGGGATAGGGATCGGTAATAATATGTCATTATTGTCTTTTAATTGAACATTTTTTTTGAACGAAACAATCAACATCGAGACTTGAAACTGTAGTTGACTCTGGTTTTCACTTGTATAATCTTTTTATAGCTGTTGTATTTGTACTTGAATGCTGATGGCTATCACTATAGAAGGTACTGCATTTCCACTCGGCGAGATAAACAAAAACGGATGGGGAATTCCCTTTTCAGAAGCAGATAACGCCATCTCCTCTCTCAAAGGTTCTGTGCTTCGGATATGCCCACGGGATGCGCCCCATGATTGTGACTTTTCTGAGGATCCAAATGCTGAGATTGGCAGGATTGTCGATGCCTGGCGTGAAGGATCTGAGATCAAAGCAAGAGCTGCAGTAACCGATTCAGTGGCCGAGAGAAAGATTCAGGATGGGACCTGGGAAAACGCCTGGAGTGTTTATTCTCTGGCAGATTCTATCGATGATAGTTGGGCCAGTGGAGTCCAAACCAGGTCCTTAACTCTTGTCCAGAATCCTGCGTGGGAGCAGGCAACCTGGAACATTGCAGCAGCCGAGGACGGAAAGGTAGCGGTACGTAACATTCATCAATTCAAAATCATCGCATCAGGTGATCCTGTGACAGATAACAAAGACAATTCTAATAGCGGTGGAGATCCTTCGCCGGATGAAAAGCTTGCTGAGCTTGAAAAGGACAATGCAGCCAAAGATAAGGACATCGAGAATCTGAAGGCTGCTAAAACAGAAATTGAAGCAAAGGTCGATGATCTCGAAAAGGTGGTCGCATCGTATGAAAAGGATAAGGCTGTATCCGTTCCCCTGGAAAAGGTGCAGGAGCTTGTGGCAAGCAAAGCCGATGAGATCGCAACTGCCAAGATTGTAGCCTACAAAGAAGAGCAGAGGAGAGCCGATGCAATGGACAGTCTCACTGCTGCCAGGAAGGATCTGAACCTTGAGACAAAGGATGAAGATTACCAGCACCTGACAGCATCGGATATAGAGAAGCTTGCAGAGGATCTAGGAAGTATCAAGCTCGGAGCAACTGCTGAAAGTGTCAGATACCCCAGTTCAGCCAGTACAGGTACTGTCGGTAGATGGGACAGCACCAAGAATGAATGGGTGGTGGAATAATGGCATATTCAGGTGTTGTGAAACCGGCAAACAAAATAGTAGCTGGTGGTAAGCCTCTGGAACAGGAGCTTAAAATCGAAACTGCCACAAACATGTACCCAGGTCGTCTGGTCAAGAGGGGCACCAACGACGATGACATAGTAGTAAACACCGCAGCAGGTCCTGCACTGGGATGGCTTGGATATGAGCAGACAAATCCTGTTTTCATGCCCACTGACGTTGACACCATCTACGCTCAGAATGACATGGCTGCGGTCCTGTACGGCGGAGGTTTCCTGATAGTTGGCAGACTTGCATCGGGCCAGAATGTCACAAAGGGAACAAGACTTGTGGCTGCTGCAAACGGTGAGCTTACCGCTGCAACAAATATCGTGGTTGATACCGGTTCCACTCCGGTTACATCCGAAGCAGCAAACGGGGCGATAGTCAGCGGTTCCATTCCTGATGAAGGTCTTGTTGTCGCGATAACACAGCAGTCAGTGGACGCTTCCTCTGCAGCTGCGGACATTGTTGTACTGAGTCTCATCTGAGGTGATAAAATGACAAACGCACTCGCAACATTCTCAAAAGAAATTGATTCCTCACTTGTCCCTGCTCTCAGGAACGCACTGATCGGAAGGAAACTGGTACATGTAACCCCTGAGAAGGGATTTGGTATAACTTCTGTTGACTGGGGTAAGATCACAGATGTCAGTGACGGATACGTATCCTATGGTTTCCGTGATGGGAATGAAGATAAGGTCGAAGTCTCCCTGACCAACTCAAAGATACCTGTTTACTGGAAGGACTACACGGTTGACAGGCGCATTTACGAAAGCTGGCTTAGAAGTGGAGTGGATGTCGATAAAGCATCTTCTATCTCAGCAGCTTACAAGGCAGCAAAGGCAGAAAATGCAGCCATCATGATGGGAGTCAGCAATGACGGTACAAATTATGATATGAATGGGCTTTACCAGGGGGCAGGCAATGATTACTCAGTAACCAAGGACTTCGGAACTTATGGTAATGCCACCGATGCTCTGGCGGGGGTCTATGAGCTCATGGACGATGATGGCATTCCTGTTGATAGTCTTTCATTCAATTGGGTACTTGCAACCACACAGCGCAGGCAGCTTATGGCCAGCCGCAGTGCCAACGGTATCAAAGAAATGCCGGATATCTTGGACATGCTCAATGGCGGCCAGGTATTCGGTACCAACACACTGACTGCAGGTACAGGGCTTGTCAGTCCCACAGAGAACGTCGGAGAACCTTATGTTGACTTCTACATGACGTCCGATTTCAAGACAGAGCATGGAGTGGATTCAAAGCACCCTGATACAGGTGATCTTAACGGTCGTGTCTACAGTGCCGGAATCCTGAGGATCAAACAGAACGTGGCGATCTGCAAGACCAGTGCTATCTAAGGTGAGAAAATGGTCAAAGTCCAGGTAAACGTGAAAAATCTTGCTATCGATCTTGATGGAAAGGAGATGAAGTTCAGGCAAGGAGATGTGTTCGATATCCCTGCAGAAAGAGCTGAAAAAATGGGTAATACCCTTCTGATACTCGAAGATGAAGAACCAGATGAAAGTTCATCTGAAAAGACAGCTCCAAAGAGAAAAACAGCTGGAAAGTGAACTTAGATGCTATGCTCGGTGCCAGAAGTAAAAACCATCGTATCTCCGGAATCAGTTTCAGATGATGATATCCTTGCCATCATTACCCACACATCTGCAGAGATATCTCTAGAAACCGGTGCGAGTATGGAGAGCACGGAACCTGCACTGAGCATAGCTTGTGTGCATCTGTCAGCTGCAACCGTTCTGGAACGAATGAAGTACACTGGTGAACTTGCAAAGCAGGTCAAACTGGGGTCCGAACAGCAGTCGAACGATGTTGATGCTGATATACAGATGCATCGTAAGAAGGCCGCTTCATACATAAACAGGTACAAGCACCGGGCTTTCTCTATCCCATATGGCAGAAGTGGCGTCAAAACGGTGAACAGCGAGGAATAGAGATGGCCATCCATGCCATTGCTCTGATCCACGAGTGTACCATTATTTCAAGGACCCAGTCCGGGACGGATGAATACGGTTCTCCTGTATATACAGAGAACAGTACCGCATCCCCATGTCGTTTTTTGGCATCAGATAATCCGGGCCAGATCGACATGCTTGAAAGCGGGAAGCACAGTATTTTAGAGATTTCAGTGATACTGCCTTCTGATGTTGTTGTGAAAACTGGTGATACCATAAGCAGTGCAGTTCCTGGTTACTCCCATTCTTATGAGGTGTTGTCTGTCACACCAATCACCCGGCTGTTCAACTCTACTGTTCATCATTACGAATGCAAGCTCAAGGCGGTGGAATAATGGAGATCGATTCTGACACTTATGATAAAATAATCGAGACCCACAACGATGTCAAGCACGTTCGTGCAGGCATTGACAAGATGAGCTGTCAGCTCGATGACCACGAGAAGAGAATTCGCGTACTTGAGAAGTGCTCCATCGAGGACCATGAAGAAAGGATCCGTATGCTAGAAGAGCGACAGAACCGCTGGCTGGGAAGGAATGCTTTTGTCGGACTAATGATCGTTGTGATCCTGCAGCTGGCAGGGATGATTGTCCAGATAATCTGGTGATGATATGTTCCAGTTCAAGGTCAAAGGAATGGAAAAACTGCAAAAAAACCTCCAGGAGCTGGGCAAGGACATTGCCGACATCCTGGAGGAAGGTATGCTTGCAGGAGGAGATGTTGTTGTAAGGGCTGCCCAGGAGAATTCCAGAAAAGGCGGTGACAAATTCCCACACAGGATAACAGGTAACCTGTTCCGCAATCTTGCAGAGGTTAACCCTGTGTCTGTTGAAAAGTCGAATGAGCGCTGTGAAGTAATGGTCGGCTCCACCATGAACTACGCAATGCGTCTTGAGAAGGGATTCAATGACACTGATTCCATGGGACGGAGATACCATCAGCAACCACGACCGTTTCTCAGGCCTGCTCTGGATGAAAACACGGATGAGATTGAAAAGGCGATCAAACTCAAGCTTCAGCAGGTAATCAGGAAGTACAAATGACATCTGTTCATGGCGCTCTTCGAAATTTGCTATTGCAGGATACTGTGGTAGCAGGCTTAGTCAGCAACGAGATCTACCCGTTGAGATTACCACTCGATTGTCAAATGCCCGCGATATCTATTCACAAGATAAGCAATCCAATTGACCATGTAACCGGTTTTGCCACTCCAAGATACCAATTCTCCTGTTGGTCCGGGACATATGCCCAGGTGCAGCAATTGTCAGATGCCGTCATTGACTGTCTGAACCGGTACAAAGGAGTAGCTGATGGGAATCCCATCAAGCAAATAGCGTACCTGGAGTCTCATGATGCCATAGAAGATGTTTCTGGTATTTTTCACGTTCCAATAGATTTCAAGATCATACACATGAGGTAATAACATGGCACAAACAACCGTACAAAACTCAAATGCCATCCGGTTCGGATCCGGAAAACTGGAGATTGGCATATCCATAGGATCGCTTGTCAATATCGGCGCCATTCGCAATGCAGTATTCAAGGAAGAATGGGAGGATGTCGAGGTAAAATCCGATAATGCTGGAATTGTGAAGGTTGGCATCAAAGAACATGTCGCATATATCGAATGCGATATGATGGAAGTGAACCTGGGGAACCTGAACACCATAAGAGGTGACCTGGATGCATATGCAACAGTTGCAGGAACTCCTGTATCCGTGACCGATGAAATGCACACTCTTAAAGGCACTGATTTTGCAAGGCTTGATTATAGGAACGGTGATGGGACAGAGGTAAGTTCAATTGTAGTCACTGAAGCATCCGACAATCCAGCTGTCCGAAACACCGACTATGTGATAGCAGTCGATAGTGAAGGCTACACCTGTATTGCAAGAATCTCGGATTCAACTGTCATCACAGACGGCGAAGGCATCAAAGTGGACTATTCCTATACTCCCAGCTCTGCTGCTACTCTTACAAGCGGTGGTAAGACTTCAATCTCGAATCGTGTGGTCCGCATCACCAATACCGATGAGAACGATAAGAACTTCCGCATCACACTTTACAAGGCTACGGTCAACGAAGGTCAGAACATCGAATTCCCTGCAGATGATGGCGATGATCCTGCAATGCCACATCTGAAAATGAAGGGAATACTGGATGTAAGCAGAACTGCAGGTGACCAGCTGTATGAGATCTACGATGAACAAGGGGTCTGATCATGAGCTCTGATATCATGAAGGATTTCGATACCATTGCACCTGTAAAGCGTGTTGCAAGGATTGGAGGGGAGGAAGTTGATGTTTCGGTGTTCTCGACACGTGCAACCCTGAAGCTCATCGATATGACCGACTCTCCGGAGAAGATACGCAATCTTGAAGATGGAAAGAACATCGAGAGTTTTGTCGAGGTGGTAGCAATCGCATGTCAGCGTTCGAATCCAAACATAACTGCAGACTGGCTAATGGACAATGTGGATATGTTTACCCTCGTCGAGTTCTCAAAATTTGTCCTGGAGCCAATCATCCAGAAACTGGAGGAAATCAAACCTACAGAGGATGCAGAAAAAAACTGTTAGTGACCATCGGGGACATCTTTGCCCAGATGGGGATCATGTACTCCTGGGCCAGTCCTAATCATCTTCTGGACCAGATGTCCGCGGACCAGGTCATGCTCTACTACGAAAAAGGAATCAGAGCAATTGAGATGCAAGCTAGGGTTTTCTGGGGTGTGCTTGGAGAGGCCTTGAACGGTCCGGAAAAGATGAATGAAGTGGAAACTGGTGACAGACCAGACCTGAATAGATTCTACGAGCTGTACGGTAATAAGATTAAGAGAGGGTGAAAATGGCTTCTATCGGTGAACTCATTGTTTCAATTATCGGAGATGTAAGCCAAATCAAGAAGGCATTTGATGAGGTGAGTTCACAGGCCGGCCAGATGGGGAAGAAGTTCCAGGAAACTGGCAAACAGATGACCTCTGCCGGGAAAACACTCTCTACATATGTTACTGCTCCGATTCTGGGTCTTGGAGCCGTGGCATTCCATACAGCTTCCTCTTTTGATGACTCCATGAGAAAGGTCAAGGCCATCTCCCAGGCCACAGGTGAAGAATTCAAGCAGATGACAGACCTTGCCAGAGAACTTGGCCGATCAACCCGTTTTTCTGCCAGCGAAGCTGCCGAAGGTATGCAGTATCTTGCTATGGCAGGGTTTTCCACCTCGGAGGTCATGGAATCCATCGACGATATGCTTAGCCTTGCTGCAGCAGGGGCCATAGATCTTGGAGCTGCTGCAGATATTGCATCAAACGTACTTACAGGCTTTAACCTGCAGGCAAGTGAAGCTGGAAGGGTGGCTGATGTACTGGCCAAAGCATCTGCTTCCTCTAACACTGATATCATCCAGCTGGGTCAGGCAATGTCCTATGTTGCTCCCCTTGCATCAGCTATGGGTATATCCATGGAGGAAACAGCTGCCATCATTGGAAAGATGTCAGATGCAGGTGTTCAAGGAAGCCGTGCTGGTACTGCATTGAGGGGTGCTTTGACAAGGCTTGCAGACCCAACGACTGAAGTTGCCGGAGTACTGGAGAAATACCAGCTAACCCTTGCAGATGTGGATCCCACCACACAGTCCTTCACAGACATCATTAGAACACTGAGCAAAGTTGGTCTGTCCACAGCAGATGCCATGTCACTCTTTGGACAGGAAGCAGGCCCTGGTATGGTTGCTCTGCTATCCGTGGGGTCCGAAGCCATTCATGAGCAGACAAAATTACTCGAGAATTCTGCTGGTGCTGCAGCTAAAATGGCAGCGGAGATGGAAGGAGGACCAGGAGGAGCTATACGTGAACTTAAGTCTGCACTTCAGGACGTGATGATAACGTTCGGTGATGTGATTGCTGAAGGACTCATGCCATTGGTCAGTGCCTTTACAGAGTTTCTCAATCTTGTATCCGGAATCCCAAAACCAATACTCAAGGTCATTGTAGCAGTAGCTGCTATAGCTGCAGCCATTGGTCCGATTCTGATAATAGCAGGTTCTGCTATTGGCGCCATTGGAACAATAACAACCTTCCTCGGTGGTGCCGGTCTTGCTGGAACTTTGAGTGGTTTGGTTGCTGTTATTACAGGACCTGTGGGAATAGCAATTGCTGCGCTTGCACTGGGTGCTATTCTGATATGGAAAAGCTGGGACAAAGTATCTCCAGTGGTTATGGATACACTTCAGAACATCCATACTGCAGTTGAACCGCTCATTCCTATTGTACAGGGTTTCGTATCCAATGCCATGAACAGGATAAGTGACTGGTGGGCAGATAATGGAGATACGATCACATCTGCGGTGGCTGTTATTG